CCAGCGGGATAGACGTTGCGCTCAAGATCCTGCTGCTTGCTGCCGCTACCGTTGTCCTCCCAGTTGTGTACGTCCGCCCAGGAGCCCGCCGTCGTTCGGAGGCCAGCGTTGCCGCGGGCGTTGCCGCCGGTCGCCTCCGACGCCTTCGGATCCGAAAGCCCGGAATGCGCGACGCCCGATGTCGCAAACAGCTCATTCCACTTGCCGGTCGAGCCGCCGATATATATCGGGTATGGGTACTCCGTCGGCGTCGCGTAAGGATTCAGGAAGCCGGTGATGAAGTTCGTGTAGGTCGTGCCCATCCGGCAGATGCCCTTGAGCGACCGCGGCGTGATGTGGAACCAGCACTCGATGGCGCCGCCCGACAGGGAGTTAAAGGCGGGGATCTCGTTCGGCTGTGTATATGAAAAGCCCGGCTGGTCTGCGTAGTCGAGCAGCGTGCCGAAGCCGGTGGCGGCGGATAGATGCCAGCTGAATGATACGGCGTCGGTGTCGCGGATCCCCATGAAGCCGATATAAATCTCGTCGGCGCCGGCGTTGCCCGGGCCCTGCAATAGGACCTCGCGCTCCTTGACCAGCGTGCCGCTGCTGCCGCTCTGGATAGCAATGAAATCTATGGTCGAGGTGGTCGACGCCACGTTGCGATTGACGGCCCAATTCTGCGTCGAGAAGGTCAGGTTAAAGGTCGCGTCGTCGGCGCCCGTGCCACCGGTTACGGACACCGGGTTGGCGGGATTGCTCGAGTAAGCGCCGCAGTTGAAAACGCGAATGCCGTCGATCACGCCGCCGGTCTCGCTGGTGACCTCCAGCGTCGCTACCAGGGACGCCACAGCGACGCCGCCGCCAACGGTCAGGATATCGCCTACCGTATATCCGGTGCCGCCGGCGTTGATGGCCACCGCGATCACGTTATTGTTGACGGCGAGATCTACCAGGCGAAGCAGTGCATCGTCGTAGTCGGTGGCGGTGAAATTATGGTTGGCCGACATGGGGATCTCCTATCCGAGCAGCCGGCGCACGGCGTCCGGGTTGCGTTGTATGACGTTGATGACGGCCTCCTCGCCCTCTGGCGAATTGATACCCGTTGGCACGTCGGACGGGTCCTGCACGTTGACCACGTTGACGACCGGAGGCGCCTGCGCGGCCTGCGCGATGTTTACGTTTGGCTGTACCGCGCCCGCCCCAGGCGGAGTGAAAAGCTCGGGGCCGCGCTCGCCAACCAGTATCGGTACGCCGCCGGATACCTGCCCGCCGGCCTGAAAGCCGCCGCCGAATAGCCCGCCAAAAAAGGACACGAGGCCGCCGACAAATCCTCCGCCACCACCGCCACCGCCGCTCTTGGTGAGCAGGTCCAGCACCTCGGACGCCAGCAAATCCGCAGCCAGTTTTTGCAGCGTTTGCGCGAAGCCGAAAGCGACCTCCTCCAGATCCTGATTGATCGGGTCGGACAAAATGCCGGCCAGCGTCGACTCCCCGGCGTCTTTGAAATCCTCAAACAGCTCCTTCAGGGTCGGCGTGGTTTCGGCAAGGGCATCCTTTTCGTCGAGCAGCTGCTTCGTGAGGATACCGATCTGCTCCGCCTGATCCGCCGTTGCGCCGGCGGCCAGGGCCCGCGCCGCCGCGTTTGCGGCAAGCTCGGTGTTGGTGGCATCGAGCAGTTCTATCTCCTCCGTCAGCGCGTCGATCTCATCCTGAAACGACTGCGCCAGCTCGCCGGCTGCCAGTTCGTCGCGTAGCCGGCGCGTCTCCTCGATGCCGGCCGTACCCGCCGCCAAGAATGCATCGCGCAGTGCCAGTACCTCGGGCGTGGGAACCAGCTCGCCGAATAGCTCCTCCGCCGCAGCGGCCAGCGCCAGATCCTCGCGCAGCTGTCGGATAGCCTCGTCGGCGTCGTCCCCGAGATCCGCCTGCAGCTGCAGCTCCGCGTTTGCCTGCCCGAGCTTCGCCAGAAAATCGCTGACGCCCTCTGCCGCCTCGGCGAATTTCTCCGGGTCGCCAACCAGCGCGTCGACGACCGAGTCACCGCCGTCGCCTGTCGGCGTAGCCGCCTCCGCGACGTCGCGTGAGCCGGCACTCCACAGCTCTACCAGGGCCTCGATTGTCCCGGACGTATCGGAGATCAGCTCTTCGCGCAGGTCGCTGAAATTGTCGACGAACGTTCCCACGAAGCGCTGCCCGACGTCGGCGAAAATAGCCTCGGCCTCTGACAGGTTGCCCTTCAGCAATTGAACGATGCCGGCTATCGTGCCGCCGATGACCTCGCCGACCGATGTGAATGCCGTGACCAAAACGGTGGTGAGCGAGTCGGCAAGGAAACCAACCGCCCGGGTAGCCACGAGGACCACCGTCGCAAATAGCTGCAGCCCGGAATTGACCTCGTCCTGCGGCTGAAGGGTGCCGGTAAGGGCCCCGGCCAGGTCGTCGATCTGTTCGGATATCCCTTGCAGGACCGTTGTAACGCCGCGACCCGCACCCGACGTCTCGGATAGCGCGCCGACGAAATTGATCAGGCTATTCTGGATCGTCGTGAACGCCTGCGAAATGGTGACCTCGGTTTGTGCAAACTGCTCGTCCAGCTCGCCGCCGCCCTCCAGTATCGCTTCGAAAAATTCCTGCGACGATACCTTCCCCTCGATTACCAGGGTGCGGAGCCGGCCGACAGATCCGCCGGCCTCGTCCAGGCCGCGTGCGGCAGCCTGCGCGAGCGGGAATGCGCCCTCAAGGATGGAGTTGAATTCCTCCGCCCGGACGATGCCCGACGAAAACGACTGCGATAGCTGACGCAGCGCGCCTGATGCTTCGGCGGCGCTGGATCCCGACACAGCGAGGGCCTTGCCGGATAGTTCGGTGAGCCGGAACAGCTCCTCCTGCGACGCGCCAAGTTCGTCGGCGGCAATGGACGCCCGGCTGAATAGCTGCACCGTCGCCTCCAGCGGTGCGCGGGTGCTTTGCGCTATGTCGGTGAGCCGGGTCTGCGCCGCGTTCAGTTCCTCTTGCGAATCGGTGACGACCCGCAGGCGGTTTTGCAGGCCCTGATACGTATTGGTGAGCCGCACGATTTCCCGCGTTGCCAGGGCCCCGGCAAACGCAGTCGCGGCCGTTGCCGCGGTACGGAAACCGGTGGTGAGCCCTTTCTGGCGTCGCTCCAGGCGGCCGAGCTGACCTTCAGCCCGGCGAACACCGCTCTGCACGCCCCGGGAATCCAGCACCACTCGTATTACACGATCCGTCATGCGGCCCCTCCAAGTGTCGGCTTCGCTTTGTGCTTGGCGGCCTCCGTTTTATCGAGGCCCTCCCAATGCTCCAGCAGCGTCGCGTCGACCGTCCATACGATGCGCTTCAGGGTATCCGGGTCGAGCCCATAGTCGCGGGCATACCGGGTGATCGAGCCGATGGGTATTTTGCCCCGGGGCTGCCGGCGCTCGGTTTGCAGATCCCGATACGCCTCCCAATACACCAGAAAGCGCCCCTCGATCTGTGGCGGCGTTTCAATATGCTCGGGCGGCGTAAGCCCGCGCTCCTTGTAGGCAGCGATGATCGTGTCCGAAAGCTGCGCGTCCCCGATTCGGAGCTGGTGGTCGAGGACGGCAGTCAGTTTCCCTTTGCCGCCTCCTCGTGCGTCGCCCGGTACTGCGACCACTGGCGTGCAACCCGCTGGATACCCTCGAAAAATTTCGGCAGCTTGCGAAACAGCGCCAGCACGTTTTTCTCGTTGAGTTTCAGCTTGGGATCCTTTTTGTCCTCGGGATCCATCCAGGCCCACCGCGTGATAACGGTGCGCGCATATACCTTCCAGAGCAGCTCGCGGTCGGTGTCCTCGTCCAGGTCCTCCATCACGCCGTCCCGGGTAAGGCCGACGGATAGCTCGGCAAGCTCGCGGCGATAGTCGGCGTTGAGCGATGGGTCGGCAGGCCGTACCCACACTCTGCAAATCACACGTCCGCCGAATTCGATCTCGCACTCTCGCCCCTCTTTAACCAGCCGCTCTGATGTTGCGAATGCCTCGTAGACCCTCACAGTCGTTCTCCTCGGGGCCTTCGATACGGCCCGGTTTAATTGCTACCGGGCGAAGGGCACCGTCTGGTGGCTCATCGTATAGCCAAAGACCGGAGACAAAATCGCCTGATAAGTTCCGGGGATCGTGACGTCTTGGTTTTTACCCGGGACGTCAGGAGCCCCGCCGCTGAATTTGATGCGCGGCAGATCGTAAACCTGACTGCGGCCGTCCCCGCCCTGCGTGATTAGGTCGAGGGTCGTTTCGGCGTTGGTCAATATGATCTGCAGAATTTCGTCGTTGTCGAAATACGTCGACAGCGTACCCGTCACCGAGAGTTCGCCGACGCCGATACCCGAGGCGCCGAAGACGCCCACGGCCGGTTGCCGGCGCAGGTTGTTGTTGATCTCGATGGTCGCCTCCAGCACGAAGTTCAGCCCGGCCGCGTCTACCGGGTCGATGCCCCGGCCGAGCCTGCCGATATCGTTGGAGGTGTTGTAAACGTCATTCTGGTCCGCGCCGACGTCCAGGGGCAGCGCCGCGTAGAGATCGGCGTATGCCGGGCTGTCGTCCGAAACGGCTGAATTGAAACCAAACCAGGTGAGCGACCCGACAGCGATGGCCTGTGGCGACAGCGTAATATTGAAGTTATTCAATGCCATGCCAAGGAATAGCTCGCGGGTGATCGGCGCGTGATCTTCGAAGCGCCGCTCGACCGCGAACTGGTGAGCCGATACGGCCTGCGCGCCGTTTTCGACGCGGCTGCCATAAAAGATCTGGACCTGCTCCGTGCCGGCGGCGTCGGTAGCCATGCCCGTCTGCGCCTCCGTGGTCACGGTGTCGGCCGTAAGGTCGACCTCCCGTACCCGGAACCAGACGTTGTTGCCGACCGTTGCAAAGTCGGCGGCCTTCATCCAGCCGCCAATCAGGAACGGGGCTGCCGGGCCATACGCATCGTCGAGCGCGCCTGCCGGGAACTGGAACACGGCGTCGCCGCCGCCTACCGTCACGGATATATCGCCAGCCAGCTGCGCGGCAAATCCGCTGACCTGCATCTTGGTATCGGCGTCCGCCGTCTCCGTGCCCAGGATGGCGGTGGTAGCCGTGCCGGCGAGCGGGTTGACCGTCAGGACGTTTACGGCGATGCCTGTGATCTCGAATATGCCGTCGCCGACGTCGCCCGTCAGCAGCTCTTCCAGGCGGAAAATCTGTCCGACGATAAAGTCGCCGCCCGCGTCGACGTCAATGGTGCCGGCGCCGAAAGCGGTGATCTCACCGGTGCCCTGCTTGATGACCGTCTCGGTGAATGTATTGAAAAGCGCCCCGGTGATCAGCGCGTCAAACGCGCCGTAAGAGATCTCGATGCCGGTATCGCCGCCGGCCTCGGCGCCGACGAGGATCAGGTCCGATATCTGGCGGTCGGGCCGGATCTCCTCCGACACGATGGTATTCGGCTGAAAGGCCAAATTCGGCGTGCCGGTAAAGCGTAGCTGGTCCAGGTTGAAGGGGCCGCCGGGGATGGGAGCGGTCCGTTGTGAGCTGCGGAAAAATCTTAGCCCGACTCGATTGGTGTCTGACATGGCGGTCTCCTAATGTAAGGCCGCCTCACACGGTCCGAAAACTATCGTATTCAATCTGCGCGTTCGCGTTGACCTGAAACCACTGCTGGACGCGCCCGGCCTCGGTCAGCCCGATATCCCGGATGCGAATGCCCTGCAGGTGAGTTGATTCCAGAAAATCCAAAATGATCTCCGACAGATCGTCTGCTCGTTGCTGGCCGGTATTATGCCGCACGAAAATCTGCGCTGCGAATATTGCGGCCCTTCGGACCTGTACTTCAGTGCCCGTACCGAGGCTCGCAAGCTCTCCTGTCGCGTGAGCAATTGAAGCGAAAACATAGGCTTGCAGGTTGCGCGGATTAAAAGACACGTTGTCCCAGGCTACGATGGCAAGGTCCTCCCCGGCCGCGGTCCAATGTGCGCCAAATGCGGTCCGTACCGCGTCGCGGAATTGTGCTGGCGTGCGTGTCGATGCGCCCATTACCCGAGATCCTTGCGCCCGCCCGGCGTGCCCAGGGCGGCGTCAATTGCGCGGTCGACCCATCCGGGCCCCGCCTGTGTGGAGTGGCCCTGCGCCAGCCGGTTGGCATAAGGGACGTTATTCTGGATCACTAGATTGACGCCCGGCTTGCCGGCCCGGGTGAACGTGTCGATCCGGCTTTTACCGCTCGCAAGGGTCGCCGCGCCGGCAGCGTCCGCGCCGCCAAGCTCGGTCGTGTTAAACCCGCCAATCGATACCTGCCAGTTGCGGCGGAAGTGCCCGCCCACGTATCCGTCGGGCGCGCTATCCGGGAACTGCCACAGCGTCGGGTTGCCCACCGGGCTGCCGAGGATCAGGTTTCGCAGGATGGCAAAGGCCGTGTCGCCGAAATCGTCGAACGTCTCCGCTTCCAGGCGCACCGTTATCTCGCGGGCGTTGTATCGGCGGGAGGCCATCAGGGAGCCCGGACCTGTAGCTTGTAGAGAAAATCCGTCTGGCCCGGGCGTACCCGGGTGACGTCCACGATATTTTTCTCGGTGCCCTCGTCCAGGATCTTGTCGGCCGTCGTGGGCACGGTAGCGCCGAGAGAGATCCCGGCTATCAGCACCGTCTCGTCGCCCGTCTGGACGGAATTGCCGTCTACCAGGGAGCGCTTAATTGGCACCACGACGCCGGGTACGGCGGTGTCCTGCACGGTATCGTTCGGGTCTACCTCCCAGGGCTTGGTCGGGTCCGCGGGCGCCTCAACGGGCACACGCAGCGTCACGGTACGGCCCTCGCCGAATTTCTGGATCAAACGGAGGGCGGTATCCTGCAGGGCCATGTCAGACCCGTACCGTCAGCCCGCCGGCGGCCCGGCGTAGCCAGCGCTTGATGACCAGCTCCGCGCGCGGGTATGGCTTAAAGCGCTTCGCCCCGGTGGTGCTTTTGTACTGCGTCGACTCCTCCAGCACATCGACCTTTTCGCGTTTGCTGATTATCTCCCGGCCCGTATCGTCGAACTGCGGCGTGGGCGCCAGCGGTGCACCGGCCGCCTCGAATGCATACTCGATGGACGCGTTGCCCACGTCCTCGGGGATCTCCGCTGCCGGCACCAGCACGCCAAGCTCGTCGAATACCTCCTCGCGCGGCCATTCCAGGCGCTGGTCCGACGAAAAGCGGATGCCCTTATAGCGCCGCCGGTATGTCTGGTCGAGGTAGTCCGCGCCCTGTATCAAAGCCGAGCTGCGCTCCTTCGATGAGAAGGCCCGCCACGCCGTTCGTCGGTCGCTGTTTTCGAGGTACTGATCCGCCTCGGCCAGATCGGCATATACGTTCGCGTCGTCGAGGCCGGTGCCGTCTTCTTTTACCAGGGTGATGGCCATCTCGATTTCCTATTTGGTGACGTCCTGCTGGAATATATACCGCTCCTTGGCAATCGTCAGGATCTTGCCCGCGGTATCCGTCTGCTCGATGTCGTAAAAATACTCCTCCGGGACCTGATCCGCGTCGCCGGGCGACCAGGGAAACTCCACCTCGCCGTTCGGCCCGTCGGTTATGGTGCCAACGATGCTGACAAGCTCCGTGCCTATCGGCACGCCCGGGTCCGGGTCCTCCTCGGTGTTCACCGTCATCTTGAAACCGAAACCGGTGACGTCCAGCGGTACGGCCGGGCTGGTCTCCGGGTCCAAGACGAAAATCTTATCGGGAGCGGTGTCACCGCGTTTGCGGGCAATGCAGATGCCCTGTCGGTCGGTATCACATGAGGCCATGCGTCTGCTCCTATTGGGCCGAGTTTATTTTCCCGGCCGTAATCGACTGCTGCGAATTCAGCTGCCCCGCCACCATATTCTGCCGGCTATTTTGCAGGAAGAATAACAGGGACTGCAGGGAGTTGGGGATCTGGCGAGCGCTCTGGTCGAACATGACGCCCGACAAGGTAAACGCCAGCTCGGCCAGGCCAGCCAGTTCGCCGGTAGCGCGCAGCGTGCCGTCGGCGGATATCGTGAGCTGCGCCGTGCCCTGAATGGTGGTCATGGCCTGCAGGGTGCCGTCGGCGTCGAATGCCATATCGGCGGAGCCGGCGAGCGTACCGATACCGACCACGTCGCCCGCG